TTCGCGGGGTCAACAATGGTAATCGGGACGCTTCTGTCCGCATCGAAGATCAATCGGACACTTTGCCCCGACTTTTGCTCAACGGTCACGGTGGCGGCATCGCCGATGCGTACCGTCTCACCGATGCGAACGTTGAGCGTGAGCATGCGTTACGCGCTCGCCAGATAGGCGTTGTGATCGGCCGGCGAAAGCTTGGACAGGGCCGCCTCGAATGCCTCATAATCGCTGGCCTGGAGCCGGTCCAGATAGGCGAACTTGCCGCCATCCGTGGATTCCACCTCGGCAGCGGGCACCTTGGCGAGCGAGGGCGGCACCGGGTCGCGGGGCTTCACCTCGATCTGCTTTTCCGGCGCCTTGGGCGCGGGCTTCGTGTCGGCCTTGGGCTTCTCAACAGCCGGGGCCTCCTTGGGGCCGCCGATGGCAGAGAATGCCGCCTGCACCTTAGCGTGCGCCTTGGTGAGGATGGACGGAGAGAACGGATCGGCCGCGCTGGCCTGAAGCTTCCGCACCTCGATATCCAGCGCGGCAAACAGGGTTTCGTTCTGCCCGTAAATGGGATGGGCTTCAAGGAAGGTGGAGACCGTCTGCTGCGCCCATACCGCCGCCTTCGTCTCGGCTGCGATTTCGGCCTTCAGCTTCGCCCCTTCGATTGCCCGGCGTTCCTTGTCGATGGCGCGGACCTGTTCGCGGTATTCCGCGTTCGTGACCTCGCCGGCCTGGAATTTCGTCTCGACTTCCGTTTCCTTGGCGTCCAGAGCCTGGAGCTTCGCGTCGGTATCGGCCGGGACGGTCCAATTCGGGACGGCTGTCTTGGGCTGGGCTTCGGTCTTCGGCTCGTCAGGGGCAGCTTCGGCGACGGGCGCCTCTTCCACCTTCTCCGGCTCCGCAGGGGCGGCTTCCGGGGCGGGTTCGGCAGCAGCCTCCACAGCCGGCTCCTTGCCGGCCTCGGTATCGGTCTTGACCTCTTCCGGCGCGCCCTGTTCCTCAATGAGGCCGGCGCGCTCTTCCTCGGTCAGGAGTTCGAGTTCGTCGTTGGTGTACTTGCCGGCCATTCTTAGGCTCCTGGCTGTGGTTGAGGCGCCATCTGCGCCGGGGGTTCCTGCGGCTGTTGGGCCGCCTGCTGTTCCTGCTGTGCCGCCTGCTGGCGCGCCATGACTTCCTGCATCGCGGACTGTTCAAGCGCCCGCTGCTGCTGGTCCGGAGCCGAGACAAACCCGGCTTCGTTCAAGATCTGATCGGCGACAGGCGCAAGCATCGGGGCGACTGCCGCCGTCTGCGCCGCATCAATGGCGGCCTTCTGCGTCGCGACGTTGGTCCCGGCGACCTTCGACTGCAATTCCGCGAGCTGCGCGGAAATCTTGGCCGTCTCGGCTTCCGTCTTGGCGATCTGTGCGGCCTGCCCGCGAAGCTGAAGCTGAAGCGCCTGTTCCTGTACGGCCTGCGCCTTCTGCGCCTGCTGGGCCTGCGCCATCTCTTCCGGCGTCGGCTCGTCTGCGTCGGGATCGCGCTGCCCCGTGATGGAGCGGATGCGCTTCACGATTTCGTCGCGGTTCGGCAGGTCCATGTTCTCGACCACAAGGTCAAGCATGGTCATGGCGACTTCCGGCGGGAGCTTGGTCAGCATCTCCATGAGCTGGTCCGCCGCCGCCTGCCGCAGGGTGGCGCGCCAGTCCGCATCCGAAATCACATAGTCCGCCTTGGTGCGAACAACGTCATTCTCCGGAAGCCCATCGTTCACCGTGACAAACTCAGGCCCGCCGCGCATATTGGTAATGCGGAACTGCTTCTCCTCGCTCATGAACTGCTCTACAAGGGAAAGCTGTTTCTCTCCCTGCACCTGAGACGCCAGCCGGAGATTGTCAAAGAGCTTGGTGGTCGTCATCGACCCCTGCTCTTGCCGGCGCTGCACCGCGATACCCGATTGAGCGTTCGTGGTGCGGCCAAGAAGCTCGTCCGTGACCCCGCTCTGCTGCTGGATCATCTGGATAGAGCGGGACATGAGTTCGAGGTGCCCCGCAGCAAGATCACGATCTGCGGTGATCTCCGGCCGCTTTCCCGTCTTGTGGACGATGATCGCGTTCGGCTTGGCAATCTCTTCCTCGAACTCGTCCATGTCATCGACGGCGCCCTCTTCCATGAAAACCTTGTTCATGGAGAGGATGGCGAGAGCCTTCGACGCCCGCTTGTTGATGTCCTCCTGGATATCCCGAAGCCGGCGGATCATGCCGTAGGGCATCCCATCGCGCCCACGGCGATAAGCCCAGATCGGCGTGAACGGGAAGCGATTGTGCCGGTAGGGCGTGGGCGAGAACCACAACAGGCCCGCCGTGGTGAACAGCGCCACGTGCATCAGCATCGTGGTCTTTTCCACCAGCTCGGCTTGGCCCGAATTCACCTGTTCCACGTGTCCCGGAGAGGACGGGTCGAACAGATCGCCCGAGAACTGCCCGCCCTTGAGCCTGGAGGCGATCACCGGCCGGCGAATCCAGCCCTCAATGATCCGCACCCGTTGGCGCTTGTTCTGGGCGAATGAGGATGCCCGGATGCCACCACTCGTCTCGTTCTCGTATTCCGCCGAATCCATGGCTTCATCGCCATATTGGCCGACGAAGTACGTAGAATCGCTATCCGAAAGCGACTGGCGCAAAACCTCGTAACGCTTCGGGAACAGCGCCTCCGCGATGTCCAGATCAACCCACTTGGAGCGGAACAGATACCGCGCGTCGCTCAGGTCAAGCTCGGTCGCGGCGGTGTCCCACAGCATGTTGCGCCAGCTTTCGTAGCGCGAGGCGATGGGCTCTTCATCATCGGCGTCCTGAATGCCATCTTCAAGCCAGCCGATGCCGACTTTGACGGAATCCTCGAATGCGCGGGACCGGTGGAAAGGCGTGCGGTTCACGTCCGACAGGTACTTGAGAAGCGCCGTCTTCTTCTCCGCCGGCTTACCGTCTTCCTTCCGGCGGGGGAGAACCTTGAAGTCACTCCGCCCGCGCTTTTCCGTGCCGAGCACCCAATCGACAGTCGAGGCGATGACGTTGTAGACGATCGGCGCCTGCCCCCGATCCTTCAGGACTTGCGCGTCTTCCGCCTTCCACTGGATCGAATCGTAGAAGTCTTCATCCACAGCCTGCTCAAGGCGGTTTTCGTTCTGCCGATCCAGCTCGCGGGCGTAATAGTCCAGCAGCGCGCCATGCAGGCGCACCAGATCTTCTCCGTCCAGATCGTTCGGCTTCGGCGCGGCCTTGGCCTGTTCGATCTTCGGAACCGGGCTTTCGGTGCGCTTGGCGGAAACCTCAAACACGGGCCATGATCTCCCGCTCCGTCACGCGCCCGCGCTCGTCCGTCACCGTCGCCTCGCCCACCACCTCGCGCTCCGCCGGCATGGGCGGGATGGACAGGAGGTCTCCGATGTGGTCGCGGATGATCGATGCTACGCGGATGATGTTGTTCGAGTTGTTCGGGGACAGCCCTAGGGCGCAGGCGAATTCGTAGGCCGTCCGCGCCGCCTCGGCTCCGTCGCCGATCGCCTCCGACCACACCCAGGCGTTTTTCTGGAGCACGATGCAAGGAATGAACTGGTCGTGGCGCTGCGCATTGCGCGGCTTCAGCACGAGGCACGGCAGCGGGCCGTCCCGGTGCAGGAGCCATGTGCCGATGGCCTCCAGATCGCCATGCGCCTGCTTCCAGGCGGTGCGCGTGAGGTCGAGGACGTGATCGTTCATCAAATGCCCTCTTTCACAACCACAGCGTGTAAGGTCGCGTTAGGCCGGGTCAAACCCCCGGAAAATCACCAATCAGAAGTTGTTAGGCTGTGCGCCAGTTCGAGGCGCGGCGCTTCTGCGGGTTCCGGGACGATGGCGCCCGATAGCCCTGTGCCCACTGCCGCAGAGCATCGGCATAGTTAGAATACCTGTCGTGCAGCGGCTCGTCAGCGTAGCTATCAGTCCGCTCAACATACCTCTTCCGGTAGTTGTCGAGCGCCACAATCCCATCAGAGCACTCGGTCGCGTCGATGAAGACGTTTCCGCGAAGCTCCATACGTGTTTGATTGATGCCGATCAGGACTTCTTGCACCCGAGGGACAACCTCAAACGAGTGCCCCGGCATCAGTTCTTCCAAGATCTGGCGAATGGACTTGCCGGTCTGGAGCGATTTGTTGTCCGCGTCGTGCGGCAGATGGTGCCTGCCGAGAACATAGCCCCTGTTCAGCACGTAGGCCGCGTAATGATCCACCGCCTCGCCGGAGTTCTCATAGGCGTGGATGAAGCGGTGCTCGCCCGCGACGAACTGGTGGAACCAGATCGCCGTTGTGTCATTCCACCCTAGATCCCAGAACGTGTTGACCGGGATGCCTGGCTGATACGGCACCGAGCGAATCCGCCCTGCCTGCCGAAGCGCCGCCATCTCGTTGGCATAATAAGCTCCCTTGGCCTTCGTCCCTGCCCACAACCCCTTCAGAAGGGCGTCGCGCTCCTCCTTGGGGAGCTGCAAAAGGGCCTCTCGGTACCCCGTCCCGTCAAGATGAGGGTTATCCGAAAGGCGCCCCGGAATGAACCGCCTCCGGATCGTCGTGACGCGATGATGTTCAGGGTCTTCGATATCGACAGGGATGTTCGTTTCCGAACCATCCTCAGAAATACCCCACCGTTCCATCACCCACTTCTGCCCCGGACCATCCGGGTTCGTAGTGGACCGGATGTAGCGCGGCAGGCTCTTGTCGGTGGATCGGCAGCGGGAAAACAGGTAGAGATAGCAGACGGGCGTGGGCCACAGGGTCAGCTCGTCAAAGCCGATGTAGTTCCACGCCCGGCCTCGATACCTGAACCTATCGTTGTCGTGCTGGAGGTATCCGAATTCCACCTTCGCGCCAGACGGGAAAGTCCATACCTTCTCAGTCTGGTTGTACGTCGCCCCCTCAACGATGGCCGGGTAAAGCTCTCTGGATCGGTCTATGAGGTCGCGCAGCTCAGGAAACGACCGCCGAAACAGGATTGCCCGATGTGCCCCGTTCTCTGGCCCGCCGTGCTGGAGACAGAGCGCATCGATCAGGAGCGCGTCCGACTTTCCCGCGCCGGCTGCGCCTCCGTAAAGAACCTCGAAGTCATCGCAGGCCAAAAGGCGCGATTGCCGGGGCGTCGGCCGCCACAGCACATCAGGTGTCTCCGTCATCCCTCACAGAGACCACAACATCAGCGCACTCCTTGGCCGGGACGATGACAACCTTTGTCGTGATAGGTCCGCCATCCTTGCCCGTGTGCTCCAATAGCTGCTTCTCGCGCCACTCGTCGGGCGCCGCATTCTTCAAAGCAAAGATGCGCGCCGTAACGGTCGGCCCGTTTTCCGCCGAAAGCATGGAGCGCTCAAGATAAAGCGTCCTTTTTGCAGCATGCCTCTTTACAGCTTCCGAAAAAGCCGGGAAATGCGCCATCCATTCATTGATGGTAGAGCGCGCGACGCCGATAATTCCAGCGAATGCGGTGAGGGACAGCCCCTCTTCCCCGGCAGCGATCACTTCGTCACAATAGGCTGGGACATATTTTGTCGGGCGGCCGGATGAAGGGATGCCTTCTGCCCTATCCGCTGCGGCTTTGATGTCCTTCTGGTCTACGCGGGGACGCTTGCTCACTTCTTCACCTTCCTGCACCGGCAGGGCAATTAAGCCGGGTGCGCGTCACTGCAATGTCTCAACCTCGCCCAATAGGTCGGGGTCTACATCAGCCCCATCAATGGCCAGCCGCAGAAGCTCTTCGCTCTGAAACTGGATCAGCGCCTGGGCCTGAAGCATCGCCTCGTTCAGCGCTTCCACCGTCAAACGATGAAGCAGGAAATACTCAGCCCCATTGATCGCATCAGCGAGAGCCTTGGTGACGAACTTGGCGCGGTCGGCTACATCCATGCCTTCGGACTGGACAACTGCCATAGCCACAGGGCGGATGAGGACTTCGGACACGTCGGATATTTCGGTCACGCCCCTCTATCCTCTCGCCGGCATGACCAGCGCTGTACGATCCAGTTCGGATGCCCTACAGCCCATTCCGTCATGGCCTGCGAACAGCGGGCGGGTAGATCAGCTTCAGGAGCCGGGATGCGGTATGTCTCACAACGGGCGCCTGACATGAGGCAGGCTGTGAGGATGAGGGTTAGCATTCGGAGTGCGGCTTATTGCAGGTTATTTCATACCAAGGCCGCAGCGGCGCACTTGTCGGCAGTGGGGCGAAGGGAGAGCCGGGCATCGGCACGGCCGGCGGAAAGGTCGGAGCGTAAGGCGCGGGCGCAACCGGGATGCGGCGAAGAGCCAGCAGCTCGGCGCGTAACATCGTCAGTTCCTGCCGAAGCGCTGCGACTTCAGCGCGTAGCGCCTTGATCTCTTCGGCGTCCATGTTCACGGCCTCCAAGCGTATCCCACTGTCCACCAGAAACCGGCCCATATGACGTAGCTGCCGATGAGAATGAGCATCAGCTTGCCTTGGTGAACCGGCCGCGTGCATCACGGGGCTGAAGACGGGGCGTGAACACCATTGTCGTGCGGATACAGCCAGCGACATAGCCCACGACGGCGGCAATGATGATCGCCAAGACGATGTTGACCGGATCGCCCATCACTTCCTCGGATCATGCAGCGCGGCTATGCACAGCATCACAGCTAGGCCGAATACAGCTATCAGGGCGATGTGTGACACGGCGCACCACGCAGGCGCTTGATGGCGCGGGGTCCACGCTTGGACGTGGCGACGATCCGCTCCAGACGATAGTCATCCAGCCAGCCCCAGCCGCCGTTCGGGTGCCGGCCCTTGCGACGGTCATCACTAGCCTTGCGCGACCGATAAATGTTGTAGATGCGACGGGCCTCGCGAGGAACCTGCATCACTTCCTCATGTCCTTCGCCTCGGCGCCGTAGGCGCCTTGCTGGCCGGGCGCTATTCCGGAGCTAGGGCTGGCCGATATCGCAGGCCACATGGCGGGTTCACTTCCCGCACCACAGCAAGATCAGAAGACCGCGCCGTACCGAAGCAGAGGACGCGGCCATGTTGATTGGAGCCGACAGCACGGGATCGAACCTGCGACCTGCTATTTACAAAATAGCTGCTCTGCCTCTGAGCTATGCCGGCAAATGTAGGGGCGGCAGGCTGGCGCACCCGAACCTGCCGCCCGAGCAAGTCCTACACCACCTTCTTCCAGCGGGTCAGACATGCAAACACTAGCGCCGGAGATCAGCCCGGCGGCCGTGGGCCTTGTGGGTGCCACGGACTTCTAGCCCGACTAGCGGGTGACATGCTTCGACGCGGGGCCGGCGGCAATTTCGTTCCGCCTGTATTTCGACGGCCACTATCCGAGAGGCGCCGCCGCGTCGAACTCGTGTGCGCCGTAGCGCGAAACTGGCGGAGGGTGGAGGAATCGAACCCCTAACCTTTCAGTCACCCCGGTTTTCGAGACCGGTTGCCGGCCATTCAGCGGCACCCTCCTAATGATTGGCGGAGGGGGCCGGGATCGAACCGACGCGACCGGTTAAGGTCTCAACGCGCTAGCAACGCGCCGCATTACCGCTCTGCCACCCCTCCAATCCGTGATGAACTACTGGATGACATAGCGCGGTCTTTCGATTTAGTGCCCAAGGTAGGACACGATCCTACACTTCCGAAGAAAGCCGGGTTTGAGCCGGCCGCGACTTCCAATTCCGCCACTCGGGCAAAACCCATATCACCAAAATCAGCGACAACGCGCGCCTTTGGCGAATACCTATTTCATACCCGATCAAAGGTTTCTCGTCAACTACACTGCGGCGGCATTCCGCGTATTTTTTACAGCATCACCATGCCGTCCGATGATCCACTCGTCAGCCGGCCCAGAAATGGCGAGGTTCTGCCCCTCCTGAACGCGCGCGTTGCGGTCGCCTTTACTCATCCAAACACGTTCTGGCGCCTCACCAATCATGCCCCATTCGCTCACCAAAGCATCAAGCGCTTCCAACAGTCGCCCGGTCACAAATCCTCCCGCTTGGTTGCTGGAAAGGTGTGGATAATTTCGCGCAATCTCCCCGATGGATACCCCCTCTCCTACGATGGAGATGAGAATTGCGGCAGAGACGCGCCCAATGGCGCGGTTTATCTGCGCCAGCTCGTATGCAGCGCGCATCACGCTGTCGTTAAGCGTTTCGCTGATCTTTCCCCCATCCACTTTTTCCTTGGCCGGGTCCATCGCCTGCAATGATCCGAGCTGCGCCCGCTCGTAAATCCCCCGGTATCGCTCTGCGGCGGCCTTCTGCGCACCATCCAGCCTGCCACGGGCGGCAAGGTACTCCACAGGGCTTTCCCGCGTGTTGGTCTGCACCTCCATCATGCGGCCGGGCTCGAATGGATCGGGTACCGTCTTCTTGGACAGCACCACCTTTCCATCGCTGCCGTGCTTGGGCAGGCCAGCCTTCCGGCGCTCGCGCTCTGCCTTGGCGATTGCGACGCGCTCTGCATCCATGCGGGCCTTAGCCGCCGGGGCCGCAGCGAGAACCCGTGCCGCAAGTTGCATGGCGCCATTGCGGACCTTGGCCCCGCGCTTCTCTCGCGCCAAATCTCGCGGTAAACTGTCCTTCAAGGCTTCAAGGCGGCTGGATGCAGCCTCCAGATGCCGGGCCGAACGGTCGCGGCGCCCTTCGATGGCGCGGGCCTTCCCTTCATCACCTCGGGCGATGGCTTCGGCCATTTCCTTTTCGGCCCGGTCCACAGATCCACGCCAGCGCTTCACCGTCTGGGCTGCACCGTCGATCCGCTCGCGTACCGTGTTCCTACGATTGTGTCGCATCTATCAGCCCCTGTGTGGTGTGGGTGCTACCGAGGGTGTCGCGGGGTCTCGGGGGTTAGGCTTTCGGAGGCGCGGGAAGCGGCATCCAGTGCGTCGGCTCCCAAAGGTCAATGTCCTCCGGATCGTCGCCCTCGCACCAGCCATAGAGCGGAACGTGGCTGGTCTTTCCGAACCACGTGATGCGCACGATGCCGCTCTTGACGTGCGTCGCCAGAAAATGCGCACCATCTACTGGCGCGCTGTCGATTAAGCGCCATTCGGCCATGCCACCTCTCCCTCATCCCTCTACGAGACTAGCAAATGACGACACGCGCCTATCCTCAACATCATGATCGTGGATAGAGTGAGAATACGCCTGCACGAGCCGCCAGTTATCGAGCACGAATGCCTTGATCTGAGCCGGCGTCACTTCAGTGCCCAGCTTGGCGTTCATCAATTCGGCAAGCCGAACGTCCGGGTTAACGTACTTTCCATTCGCAGACATCATGCTTCTCCCTCATCACCAGCCGCCACACGACGGCGCCATTCGTCTGTGATCTTCCCCTTGGCCTCGGCCTTCCATCTGTCTCGGGATGCCGTCATGCAGGATAGGGCAACCTTCAGTTCCTGGTTCTGCTTGCGGAGGTCGGACACCTGATCCGACATGACATGCAGCGGATCGGGGGCAAGCCGGCTCGGGTCCAGTTCGGTGGTGTCGGTCATGCGATGTCCTCTGTCAGAAGGGGATCGAATCTGAAAAGTCGTCATCCAGCGGCGCGCTCGCCCTCGTACCCGCCCGCCTCTGATCGCCTGCGGAAGCCCGTGACGGCCGATCATCGCCCCCGCCATTCGTTCCCGCTGAAAACCCATCATCGCCCGCTGACGACGCCCCATCGCGATCTGGCGCCCCATCAAGCAATGTCAGTTCTCCTCGATAGGGCCGCAGCACGATCTCTGTGGTGTATGTCTCCCGGCCGTCCTTTTCGTACTTCCGGGTCTCAAGCGAACCTTCCAGATAGACTTTCGAGCCTTTTTTCAGGAAGCGCTCACAGACGCCGACAAGATTTTCGTTGAAAATCACTACCCGGTGCCACTCCGTCCGCTCCCGCCGATCGCCCGACGCCTTGTCACGCCATTGCTCCGACGTAGCAACAGACAGATTACACACTTTCCCGCCCGATTGGAATGACTTCACCTCCGGGTCGCGGCCCAAATTCCCCACAATAATGACTTTGTTGACACTGCCAGCCATGGCTCATTCACCTTTCATGATCGGGTATGGCA